GTAGCTATCTTTATTGTCAAATTGCTCATCTGAATAATGATTACTTACTATATATATTAAACTTTTAATTTCTTTTTGTGATAATTGATTTTTCATTTTTCTAATTTTAAATTTATACTTGTTTTATTATTATTTAAGTGAGTTAATTGCACTATTAGTGTTGATAAGGTTAGATTCTATTTTTGTAATAGTTTCTTGCAAATCTGCTATAATGTGAGGCTTTTTTGCGTTTTGCATTTTATGATTTAGACTAAATAAAGATGCTTCATTTGATCTCTTGTCAAAGTCTAAAATATATAGTAATCTTGAGTGAGCACCTTTGTCTAATTTGATATTGATATTTTTTTCGTAGTATGACATAATTGTTTTTTTTAATTTAATACTTGTTTTAACTTTATGATTATGAGATCAAATTTCGGGCTTATTTTCGTAACTGCCAAATAAAATTTTAACTTTTATTAAATTTTTTTTATGTTGTTTTTGGCCCTTGTAGGGATTTTCGTTTGCTGAAACTTCTCGGGGTTACGCTTGTGATAATATCAAAATATAGGCAAAATCGCTTAAAACGCACAAAACGTATATAAAACGTATTTTCGTATTTTCCAAATTATATTGTATTTTTTATTATTATAAAGTTTTTTTGTTTTTCAATAAATTTTTTTAACTTTGTTTCGTAATATTAAAATATGATGATATGACTATAAATGAAAAGAGGAGGGATTTAATAATATTTACTATGTATAAGAGGAAAATGACTAAAGAGAAACTAGCATCTTTATTGAATGTATCATATCCTACTATGCTTACTAAAATAAATAATCCAGCTTCACTAAAGCTAAAAGAGTGTGATATGTTATGTAAAGCACTTAAAATAAACCTAAATGAATTTTTAACTTTAAAATAAATAATTATGCAAAAAAAATCAACAGTAACTAGAGTTACATCTAATGGAACTTGGGAGGGCAAATTTGGCCTTATGTATAAGTTTGAAATAGAAATGGAAAACGGAGATATAGGCGAAAACCTCTCTAAGGCCTCTGAATGTAAATTTAAAGAGGGTCAGGAAACAGACTATGAATTTACAGACGGTGATTGGCCTAAAATCAAACCAGTAAACACCTTTACTCCTAATAGTGGTGGTGGTGGATTTAAAAAGAGTGATAATGTGCAAGAGTATATTATTAAGCAATCGTCTCTAAAATGTGCAGTAGATTTATGTATTGCTGAGGGTAAATTCTCTCACGAAGAAATATTAAACAGAGCTAATGCCTTTACAGATTGGGTTTTAGATCGTAACCAGCCATTACCATTTTCAGACGAAAAAGCACCATTTTAATAACCCTGATAGGGCCTGTACTACTTTTTTACTTGTTTATACTTATGATTCTTTTCTTTAGTATGGGCCTTATCTTAAATACATATATATAATGAAAAAAACATATTTCAATCACGACTCAGTAGCACGTTTTGATATTAGAATAATTAAGCTACGCAGTAAACTGGGCTACGAGGGTTACGGTATATTTTGGGCCGTATTAGAGTTGTTGTTTACAGAGGAAAACAAGCTATGTATAGACGACTATGATTCTCTAGCATTTGGTATACAGTGTGATGCCACAATACTAAAGCAGGTTATAGAGGATTTTGACTTATTTGTATTAGAGGACGGCTGTTTCTATTCTAGGCGTTTAAACAACCAAATAGATGAAATTAATACAAAAAGTAATAAAGCTAAGGAAAACGCTTCAAAACGCTGGAATAATGCAACCGCAATGCAACCGCATAGCAACGGCACTGCTAGTAAAGTAAAGAAGAGTATAGTAGATAAGAGTAAAGTAAATCAGAGAGTTTTAGCGTTTAAAAACGCCGTAAACGACTTAGATTTTATGGATACAGAAGATAGAGAGAACTTTTTTCTATACTGGTCAGAGTTGAATAAATCAGGTAGTAAACAAAGATGGGAGCTGTGCAAAACTTGGTCTCTAAATCTAAGAGCCAAGCGGTGGATAAACAACGGCTTTAGTAGTAAACAAAAGAGCAGATTTCCAGACCATTTTGATTCACTAATAATGAAGAGATTAGATGCGTCATCACAAAAAGAATACGAGGCACACCTAAGGTCTCTAGGTTATGTTACAGAATATAACCCTAATGCAGGTGCTAAATGGATAAAAAAATAACTCTATTGGGGTTACTATTAGGGTCACAACAATTATTTATAAACATCTAATAGTCAATTAAATATAAAACCAATAAAATTTAATTGGGCAAAAATTGGACAAATTATGAAAGAATATAATTTACAAAAAGCAGTCTGCAAATACTTAGATTTAAACAAAGTACTATACTGTGCTTCACTAGGGGGACAGTATCAGATATTTAGATCTCAAAGAATAAAGGCCAAGGCTAGCGGCTACAAGAAAGGATTTCCTGATATATTTATATATGAATCTAGCCCCTGCGGAAAGTATCACGGCCTAGCCATTGAGCTAAAGGTAGGATACAATAAAGCTACTAAAGAGCAGCTTTGGTGGTGCGAAAGACTAAACAAACGTGCTTATCTAGCAAAGGTTTGTACTGGAATAGATGAAACAATAGAAACTATTAATAATTACTTTAAAGGAAAAAACAATGCTAACAAACCCTAATATAAAACCCACTTTTTTTAACACTAGAAAGGAGGGATTACATTGGAATTATGTAGATATTAACAATTACTTGTTTATAATTTTATTTGATACTGGAGCTGAATTGTCCTTTATTTTACGAGATTTGAAAAAAAACGATTCTACTCTAAATTATATTTATAGTAAATTAAACACTAGATTTAGTAATATAATAGAAATAGAGACATCTAAATTAAGCAGCGTGGAATATAACCTATTGAAACAATTACATATGCCCTCAGTAGTAAAGATATGCTAAATGAGTATCTCATTACTAATTATGATAAGCTAAAAGATATGGCGTATAATATCACTAGCGGTAAAGGTAATGACGATCTACTGAGCTTTGTAATAGAAGAGCTGTATAAATGCAATCAGGAAAAAATAAATGATATTATAGTAAACAATGATATGAACTGGTATATAGCTAGAGTAATGGTAAATCAGTTTCACTCAAAGACTAGTAGATACTATTACAAGTATAATAAATACTACGAGTATCACGTTACAGGAATTATAGAGGCAATATCACCTGACAACACAGAAAAAACAATAGAGGAAAAGCAAATAGTAGAACAAAGACTATTATGGATTGAAAAAAAGCTGAAAAATCTTTACTGGTTTGATGCTGAATGTTTTAGAATATATTATAGAGAATCTCACTCTTTAAATTCCTTATCTAAAGCAACCAAAATATCAAGAGCTACTATATACAAGGCAGTTAGAAACGTAACAAACTATTTAAAAAATGAAAAATAAAGAAGACATTATCGCTAACATTATAGTAGCCCTAACAACAGTAACAGTATTAACACTATTAATATCTGCAATATGGTAAAATCTAAAGGACTAGGAGACTCAGTAGAGAAAGTGCTAAAAGCTACAGGAATAGATAAGGTAGCAAAAAAACTACTAGGAGATGACTGTGGCTGCGAAGATCGTAAAAATGCACTAAATAAATTATTTCCATATATTAGACAAATGACAACAGATGAAATGAAAGTATATGAAGATATTACTAGTAAAACAAAAGAAACAATAACAGGTAGCGACCAAGCTATACTA